GGTGATAAGGATACAGCCATTAAACACATTGAAGAGTGTATTGCCTATCATCAAAATGAGGTAGACGCCTTTGATAAATGGGCTGAGGCTGAAAGTCAAAAAGACTTTGAGGAAGTTAAAATGCCCTTTCCAGAGGGGGTATCATAGTACACAGACGCTTCGATTCGTCAATCCTGGCGCATCCTGGCAGCTTTTCTGGCGAGAAAAGTCAACAAAAACACGCTTTTTTTAATGCTTGCCATTTCCAAACGGTTGTGGTAGGATAAGTGAATAACAATTGAGAAAGGTTTATATTATGTCATTTTATTCAAAAGAAACTCTTTTCGCAGAGTTTGATGTTGCGAAATCTAAAGACACAAAAGGCAAGAAAGAGAAATACGACAATCGTATTCAATTCTTCAAAGACCATATAGAGTTAAGAAAAAACCATCCAGAGTATTATGATGGTGTTGATGTTAACTTTACAAATCTATTAGAGGCCTATTCAGCGCCTAGTCCAAAAGACCATTTTTACATGAAAGTATTTGGTAAAACATATGCAGAAAAAATGGCTGAATCAGAATTTGATAAATCACAAAGAGAAAGTGTAAACTAATGGCTATTATCTATACAAATAATTCAAGTGGTGCTATTCGTAGATTAAGAAATAGAAAACCACCAAAGGCATACCTTGAGGCTCTACAAAAGCATATCAAGTATCTTAAAAAACTTGGTTTTGATGTAGATGATAAAGGTCGTATTAAGTTAACAAAAGATGGTAGACATGCTATTGACATTGTAAGTAGAATGATTAAAGAAGATGATAATGTTATTACTGGTGTTCAAGCAGCTGAAGCGATACCATTGTCAAACAAAATTGGTACAGGTGGGACAAAACCTGACAATAGTTGGAAGATTGAGGCGAGTAAGAACTTTACAGTTGCTCCAGCTTATAACAAAGGTCCTTATATGGTAGTCGCCAAAGAGGACATTAAAACAGCAGGAAGGAAAGTATGACATTTTTAGAAAAAGTGTTTATGGTATTAGCAATAGCGGCTTTCTTAATGATAACAGGTGTTGCTAAAGCAGAGGATAAAACTATTACACCACAAGAGTTTGTAAAAACTGTTAGTGAAGTACCAAGTAAAGTAGGTACATGGTTTAATGGTGAAGTAACAAAAACTAAAGAATACCAAGCAAAGAGTTGGGCAAAAACAAAAGAAGATTTTGCTAGTCTTGTAAAAAAGTTTGGTCTATTAGGCGAAAAAGATGAATCACAAAATTAGTGAATTTTGCGATAAGGTTGATAGCCTTAAAAAAATGGCAGATGATTTAAGGGTCTTGAAATATCAGACCCCTAAATCGAGTGAAAGAGATTTAAGAGTACAAAACTTAATTGATACCATACAGGCAGATTGTTTACTGTTGGCACACGATAAAGGAGATTATGCTAAAACTGAAACAGGTGAGTATGGTGATTATACTGGTATTGTCCATGACAGCGTGTTCATCAATGAAAAAGAATGAAGAAGGGAAATATGAAATCAATCCAATCGGTACTATTATTAGGACTATCATTGGTGTTCCTGACCAATTGCAGCTCCGTTAATAGAAGTCATTTGGGTGCAGGAATGGGTGGAACGACAGCGGCTGCTGTTTGTATTGAAAATGGTATATCTGACCCATATGCCGCTGGAGCTTGTGCTGTTGTTGGTGCATTTGCAGGTGCTGAACTAATGTATAATTCAGATTATGATGTACACAATGCTGTATTTGTAGACCATTTAAATACAAGTGGTACAGGTTCAAGTTATACAAATTGGTATAATAAGAAAACAGGAAATTCAGGTATTATTCATGTTACAAAATCACACATGGTAGGACCTTTTAAGTGTAAAGATTATGACGCTACAATAGATATTACAAATAGTTGGCCATTGATAGGTCTTGGTGGTGTCAATAGAGAAGTGGTTTTTGGTACTGCTTGTCAGTTGCCGGATGGGAGATGGATAGAAAAAAGATGAATAGATATAATGAAAGAATAGAACAATTAGAGAACGAAATAAAAGAAAAGCAAGAGGAAATTGAGACAACAAATAGTCAATCCACCATTGCCAAATTAGAAGAAGACATTTATAATACAAAACAATCAATAGAAGAATTGAAGAAATATGTTTGACCCTAGATATAATATGCGTAGATACTTGACTTGGACTTTTATTCTGATTATATTTTTAATTATTTCAGGTATTGCTGTTGCAGGTGAAAAGATTTTAAGGTCTGATATTGTTTCTATTAAACCAGACAAAGTTGATGGACAATACTGTTTTGTTAAAGTTGAGATTGTACAAGAAGATGATACAATCACAAAGAGAGAAATTTTGGAGTGTTCCGATGGTAGGAGAGCTTATGATGGTCCTAGTTATTGGGAACTATTTGCTCAGTTTTATTACAATGATGTGAATACACCAGAATACTGCCGATATTATAGTCGGTCAGGACACGCTTTTAAAACACCAGGAAAAGTGTGTTTAGATACAAACGGTGAATGGGAGGTAAAATGATTAGAAATTTAATCATTGTGGCTCTTGTATTAATTATATTATATGATGTATCGAGTGAACAGGCGTTAGGTTATGTTCAATCCACGCTTGACTTTTTTCAGAATTTAGTATATGATGTAAGGGAAAGTAATAAATTATGATAAAAAACAAAGTGATGAAACTAGGTGCTCTTGTAGCTATCGTAGGTTTGAGTGCCTGCTCTAGTATGAATAGTACCTATAAGATAAAATCAGAAAGTGGTAATGTAGTTGACAAAGTGCCGGCATGGTACATGGCTGATATCAATGAGTCTAAAGCTTGTGACCTAAAATGGTTAACAAAAAAAGATAATGATAAGCAATGTATTTTTGGTGTTGCGACAGCAGTATCGCCTGATTTACAGTTGTCAATTGAGAAAGCTAAAATGATGGCTAAATCTGAATTGGCAGATATTATCAAGGGTGAAATGAATAAAGAATCAAAACAATTCATTAAAGAACTTGGTAAAACAGAAACTAAAACGGTAGTAACCGAAGTTGAAACAGCAATAGTAAATGTTATCACAGATACACCTGTAAGAGGTTATGAGATATTTGCTCAAGATGTTACACTTACAAAAAATGGTTACTATAGAACTTGGATTGGCATGAGATTGCCTCTAGGTGAGTTTAATAAGATGTATAACTACACTATTGAACAAGCTGTTGACGCATATAACCTAAATGGCGAAAGTCAAAAGGCATGGGACAATCTAAAGAAAGATGATAAAGATGACAATAACAGTTTATAGTAAAAACAATTGTGTCTTTTGTACCAAGGCCAAAACATTACTAAAAAATCTTGGCCTTGAATACGAAGAGAAGTCTTTAGAAAAAGATTTTGATTCTGACCCTACTAAATTAATTGAAGATATTGGTAAAAATGTTAGAACTATGCCTCAAATTAAAATTGATGGCGAACTAATTGGTGGCTATAATCAGTTAGTAGAACACTTTGCCGATAAAGGTAAAGTTAATTTTAAGGGAGAACTAATTAGTGAATGATAAAGACAATATTATATTATTTCCGACAGACAGAATTCACAACAAAGAATCTGTTAAACATCCTGTTGATGAAAAAGAACATAAAAAGTTAGTTGAACAACAGACTAAAGAGTTTGTCGAGGGTAATGTAGATGATATTGCTTATCAATTACTAGATAAATTTGTTGCTATGGGTATTAGAACTAATCAAATGACATTTACGGCAGACTTGGCACTTGTTATTGATACAATTAGAGGACTGGTTTACCGTGACTTTAATAAACCACACCCAGCACAGAAATTAACAGACAAAATGGTCACATTAAATACAAGTGGTAAGAATAAATCTGCTAGATTAGATTACTCTAAAGTTTTAGATGTAAAACATAGACCACATAAACCATTGTCACCAGATATAGAGGACGAAGTTAGAGATTTATCAGATATGGCTGATGTACATTTTACACCTGACTTTGAACCAGACAATGACAAATAAGAATTCGCCTGTCAAACTACTAAAGTACGCTTTGCCTGGCAATTGTGGGAGCACATTAAACTCAAATAAAGAAAGGAGTTTAAACAATTATGTTTAAATTTTTATTTAACACTAAAGGAGATGAAGTTATGGCAAGAGCTAAAACATCAAAAACAACAAAGGTAAGAAACCTTTTCGCAACAGGTAAATCTGTTTCTTGGAAAACATTGAGAAACACATTTGACCTTAAATCACCAGCTGCAATGGTTGGTAAACTAAGAAACGAAGGCATGATGATTTATGAAAATAGAACATCAGCTGGTGTTTCATACAGAGTTGGTACACCATCAAAAGCAATTTTGATTAATGGTATGAACGCTGTATTTGGTAAGCAAGTAGCTTACTCAGCATAATTAAATATTTGGAGAGGGCGACCTTGAGTCGCCCTTTTCTACTTTTATGATAGGTTTATTTTTTTTAGGAATGGTCGTTTCTGTTATAGTTATGATGATTATATTAAAGGTAATGAGTTATGAGTGATTTTTTTGAAATGAGTGAAAATCATAAAAGAAATATTAGAACTTTAGCTGAAAACTCTAAAGATAAAAAAATGACCAGAAAAGTTGATACATATGAGTATCAATCATTAGCAGATTGTATAAGAGGTGACCAAGTACCAGCTTCAGAAATTGCAGAAATCTTTACAGATAAGGCGTATTATAAATGGTATAGTGATAAGTATTTCACGGATAAATAATAATACTGAATTGAAGGAGAAATTATGGCAGAGCAACAAAGAAATCCAAATCTAATGAATCCGGCAATGATGAGACAATCACAAAATACAGCAGGTATTGGTGAAAATGTCCAACTTATGTCAGAGATTTTAAAAAAAGTTAACAACGCAAAAGATAAACCTAAAAAGATTGCAGTATTAAGAGAGAACGAATCAGCTCCTCTTAAACAAGTTTTAAAAGGTGCATTTGACCCTAATATTGTATGGGATTTACCAGCAGGTGACCCACCATATATTGCTAATGAAGCACCAATTGGTACTGAACACGGTTTATTGAGAAATGAAGCAAAAAGGTTATGGCATTTTGTTAAAGGTGCAGATAACGATACCAATAAAGTGCAAAAAGAAAAAATGTTTATTCAAATGTTAGAGGGTTTACACCAAGACGAAGCAAAAGTTTTACTTGGTATGAAGAACAAATCTTTAAATAAAATGTATAAAGGTTTGACCGAATCAGTTGTTAAAGAAGCATTTGGTTGGAATGACAGTTTTGTGAGACCAGAACCAGAACAAAAATAGAACAAAACCACAAAAAAACAAGTAAAATAAAGCAAAAAAAGTGCTTGACTCAAGGCTATTTTTAGTGTATATTATACCTATAAATATTGAGAAAGGATATATTATGAAAAAAATATTAGTTTTACTTGCAATTTTGTGGTTTGGTTTAAATGCCTTTGCAAAATCTGTACAGGCGAACGACTACAATACGGCCGTTTTAGGTCATGTTGTTAAAGAAACTGTTTCTGGAAGTGGTGTTGACACCTCTGTACTAGAGGCAGAAATGCAAAAGTTGGCATATAACTTTGCTTTACAAATGACAGATGTTTTAGAAAAAAACTTACCTGTTATTTTAGAAAGTTTAGCCGCTGAATTAAGAATGAACGCTGATAGTAAATATAAGTGTGCATTATTAAAAGATACGAAGATTGCTGATAAGGAGTGTTCGTAGGGAGAAGTATGAAATCAAAAAAATTTCAAGACGGTGTACCTGAAATACCATTTACATATGATTTTTATTTGGTGTATTGGGAGGATATTCAATCTGACGCCGGTTGGAAGTCTATCAAAGAGATAGAAAGAATGAAACCTGCTATTTGTGTATCAACTGGATGGTTGGTAAAAAAAGATAATAAGGTTCATGTTTTGATGAGTGACTACAATTATGATGATAATAATGAACTTGCAGATGGTGGTAACACAACTGTTATACCAACTAAAAATGTCATTAAAAAATTCAAAATTGCAGATTTATAAAATGAGAAGGAGAATATATTATGTCACAAGTGAGAAAATCAAAAGAGTTAGACCATTACCTCAAATCAGTAATTAGTGGTGTCCCGAAAAAACTAGACCATTTTATCAATAGTAACGAAACTAAAATGACTTACTATACTGGTAATTGGGCTACAGATGTATTAAATAATTTTACAGAAAAACAATCTGAAAAGATATTTAAAAACATGGCTAAATATATGGACAAAGACAATGTACAATTTTTTCAAAAGAAGAATAAGAATATAGAAATTGGTACATGGTCAGAATATGGTGAGAATGAACCAGAGTCCATTACAAGTTATGATTACATCATTGTTAAGAGGGCTTAATGAGATTAATAGAAAAGATAAAACTTATTGCTAGCACACTTATGGTAGTGACCATAGTTGCATTTAGTTTTGGTTTGTATCATCTATATCAAGATAGTCAAGCACAAGCTAAAGAACAAGAACTAGAACAAATTGTAGAAACTTTAGAAACAATTAACACTTACACTAAACCAGATTTTGAGAGAGCAAACAATCAAACATTTATTAATAGTGTAGGTGCATGTGTAAATTATATTTACAACACTACAACTGATGTAACGCCTGTAATATATGAAGTATTATTAGCACAGGC